GACTATAAAATTTTATTAAGGCAAGAATGTTTAAAATTACGAGATGAAGGAATGGCTATTGGTATGATTGACAAGACTTGCTATGGTATACCATCAGTAGCAGAAGCAAGATTTAGACGTGATGTTGCTGAATGTGTGTACAAGGCAAATCAAGAGGCTATAAACACATTAAAATTGCAGATGCGATTGATAGAAAATCAAATAAGTAGAGAGTGGGCAAACAATGAACAGATTTAGTATCTTACAAAAAGAAAAGCAATGTCTGATATGTGGAACGATGCAAAACATACATACACATGAAGTGTTTTTTGGTAGAAACAGGCAAAAAGCAATCGATGATGGATGCTGTGTTTACCTATGTGGCAAACACCACAATCAAAGCAATTATGGAGTGCATTTTAATCGTGAACTAGACTTGAGTTTAAAAAAAGTTATGGAAAATGCCTGGCTAAAGTATTATAATAAATCTATAGACGAGTTTATTACTCGCTATGGGAGGAATTATTTATGAAATTTATATGCCCAACGCCTAGAGCAGGTAAAACATATTTAGAAAATAAATATCACAATAAGCACTGTGAGTATAAAGGCATGACATTTGACAGCCTAAAAGAGATGCAATACTATAAAAAACTTGAATTATTGCAAAATTTTGGTAAAATAAGTGAATTAAAAAGGCAGGTAGAATTTGTTTTAATAGAGACATTTAAACTAGAGGATAAAACTTACAAAAAAACGAAGTACGTTGCAGATTTTACATACAAAGACGAAAATGGTAAATATCATGTGGTGGATGTCAAAGGATTTAAGACAAAAGAATATCAGTTAAAAAAGAAATTGATGGCCTGGAAATATGGCATAGAAATAGAGGAGGTGTAGTATGATTTTAAGTGATGAACAATTGAATGTTATTATGGATAAAGCAGATGATGACTTAGAAAGATTAAAAGACAGATGCCACGATTTATATGAAGAAAACGAAAGACTAAAAAAAGCCAACGCAATATTAGAAAAAAGAAACAAAGAAATATATGATGGCTTTATGGCAACGCAAGAAGAATTAACAGAATATGCAGAAGAAAACGAAAGATTAAAAGACAGCCTAGAAACAATGACATTCACTGCAAAAGTAAAACAAGAAGCAGTGGATAGTTTAATATCAAGAATAGATAAAGCAATTGAATATATAAATAACGGTTATTTAAGTGATGGAGAAATGGTTAATATATTAGCACGACAAGATTTATTAAACATATTACAGGGTGAAGATAATGAATAAAGAAATAAAAGAAATATTAGACAAGTTAAAAAATAGAGAAGAAACATACCAATTTTGTAAGCAATATAAACTTGCTATCAATGATTGGATATACGAGGCACATTATTTATTAGATTACATAACTAATTTACAACAAGAAAATGAAAAAATAAAAGAACTTTGTAATAAATATGAAGAAGAACATAAGACCACATTTTTGGAATGGAAAAAAGATATACAAGCAAATAAAAAAGCAATTGAATATTTAGATAATGAATTAAAACTATTACCACATTATATGTATGAAAAAGAAATGTATGATTTATTAAACATATTACAAGGAGAAGAATAATGTATCTAGTAGAAATTAAGTTAGGACCATATAAAATTAGACGTTATATTTTAGATAATGAAGCACTAGAAAAACTTATTAAAGAAAACCCACAATACGAATACGTCAAGATAATTAAAGAAGCACAAACCGATAAACCCAAAACGAAAGTAAAGGAGAAACAAAATGGGTAGAGTTTTTGGAATATATGCTTTATACAAAGGCGAAAAGTTTTTATGTGAAGGCACTAAAGAAGAAATAAGCAAAAAAATGAATGTATCAACTAAGACATTAGATTATTACAGAACTAAGCATTGGATTGTTAATAGACGAAGTAAATCAGGAGTAAACAACAGACGCATTTTAATTAAGTTGAATGGTAATGATAAATTTACTGAGTTGCAATAAAATTAAACTTATGCTATAATTAATCATGTGGAGTAAGCCACACCCCCTTTGAATAAAGAACGGTTATATTTTTGTTTTTCATTCACCTCCGTTCTTTTTTGTTGCATAAAAATAAATTTTGTGCTATACTAAAATTAACTAAAGGGGTGATATAATGCTAAAGATTATTGCGATAGTATTTACAGTATTGATTATAAGCATGGTTGTTTTACTATGCTTTTTTTCGTGCTTCGTGGCGAAAATTGCAGACGAATATTGGGAACAGTTGCGCAAAGACTTGGAGAAAAAAGATGGCCGAGATTGATTTTTCTATATGTTCTTTTATTAAAGAAGAACTTAACTTTTTAACTTATCATGATTTTTGCAAGAATGCTAAAATAATTAAAGCATATTATGATGTGCTAGAAAAGAACGAAAAGATATTCTATAAGTGGTATGTTTATGCTAACATTCATATGGATGAAGGTTTTAAAAATTTAATATGGACTTATCTAAACAGTACCGAGCAAGAAGATTATGACAATCTAATTGAAAATGAAAAAAAATATAAAGTAAGATAGTCAAATTGTCTATTTTACTTTTTTATGTTATAATTAGTATTGAGTAGAAAGAATTGCAGGTGATATTGTGGCTAAATTTAACGATTGGCTAACAGATGATAACTTGACTTTACTTGCAGGATGGGCTAGAGATGGTCTTACTGACGAACAAATAGCGAACAATATGGGCATCGCTACTTCAACTCTTTATGAATGGAAAAAGAAAAGTAAAGAGTTTTCGGAGGTCTTAAAAAAGAATAAGGATATTGTTGATTTTGAGGTAGAAAATGCTTTATTAAAGAGTGCTATGGAGGGTAATGTTACAGCACAGATATTCTGGTTAAAGAATAGAAAAAAGATGCAGTGGCGTGAAAAGGTTGAATACTCAGGAGATAACGGAGAACTTACTAAGGTTGAACAGTTACTTGCTAAGATAGAGAATGAGGCTAAGAATGATGCTAAGTGAGAAGCAGAAAGAATTTATTAAAAATGCCAATCACCGTTTTAATCTAAAAGTAGGCGCCAGAAGATGTGGTAAGACTTACCTAGATAATTTATATGTTATACCTAAGCGTATAATGGAGAGAAAAGGCCTAGATGGCTTATATTGTATATTCGGTGTATCTAAAGGAACAATAGAACGAAATGTACTGCAACCATTAAGACAAATTTATGGTGGCGATTTAATTGGTACAATAGGTTCAAGCAATACAGCCAAGTTATTCGGTGAAGAAGTTTACTGCTTAGGATGCGAAAAGGTAAACCAAGTTAGTAAAATACAAGGTACATCAATCAAGTATGCCTATGGTGATGAAGTTGCTAAGTGGAACGAAGAAGTATTCATAATGATACAGGCTTCATTAGATAAACCATATTCATGCTTCGATGGTGCATTAAACCCAGAGAACCAGAGCCACTGGCTAAAAAAAGATTTCCTGGATAAAGTAGAAGAAAAAGACCTGGATGTATATGTACAGCACTACACGATATTCGATAATCCATTCTTACCTAAAGAATTTGTCGATAACTTATGTAAAGAGTATGCAGGCACAGTTTATTATGACAGATTGATATTAGGCCAGTGGAAAAACGCAGAAGGAATTATATACAGACAATTCTGCGACAATCCTAGTTTATACATAAGAGATGAGGCGAGAGATGAAAATGGGAATAACATAAATTTCATGCTTATATCAATTGGTATAGACTACGGCGCAACAGAAGGTGAAACAGAATTTAAAGCGACAGGTATAACACAATTTTACAGGCAGGCATGGACAATTGACGAGGAGAAACTAACAGGCCTACACTCACCAGAGGAAATGTATGAAAAGTTTTTAGACTTTTACAACAGAGTTAAAAAGAATTACGGCAAAGTAACACACTGCTTCGCCGATTATGGTGCTTTAGGTCAGGTATTAACTTACGGAATGAACAAGTATTTACAGCAAAGAGGCGTGCCTCTATTAGTAGATGATTGCATTAAAGGCAGGATTGTCGATAGAATAGAACTAGATTGTCAGTTATTTGGACAACAGCGAAGATTTATATTAAGAAAATGTAAATATCTGATAGAAGCATATAGCCAAGCATTATGGGATGAAAAGCACGAAGATGAGCGACTAGATGATGGAACAACCCCAGTCGATGACCTGGATGCTTCAGAATATAGTATGTTTCCATTTTACGATAAATTTGTAATAGATATAAAAGGAGGTTATTAGATGCAGGACGATGTAATATTTAGATATAAGAACGGTAGAATAATACCTATCAAAGTAAATAAAGAACAGACCACAAATGACTACATGAATGACAAGTTAAGAAATAAAAATAAAATGCCTAAGATAGAAGAACAAGAGCAAAATTTCGGTGATTACAATTATTGTGGCTTAGGTATGCGAGACAAGAACGGCAATACAATAGCGTTATTAACATATTTAAAATTAAACGATATGAGCAAAAGCGACTTATATAAAAGTATGTTTGGTGGCAGAAGAATAGCAGTTGAAAGAATAGATGTAAATGAAGCGTATAGACGAAAAGGCTATGCAACTGCGTTGTTTAAAAATTTACAAGGCAAATATCCTAACGAGGAAATAAGATTTGGCCAATTAGAGCCAGACGGAGAAAAGTTATTAAAAAGCATCGCCGATATAACAGATAGTGAATTAAAAGAAGGGCATAAAAGGAAAACATATTATGGTAAAATAAAGGAGTGATACAATGAAGTTAGAAGATTTTTTACAAACTAATTATGGATACAACCCCAATGCCAAAAACGATTTAAAAAATTACATTGAAGAATGGAAAAGTTGGTATCAGGGCAATGTTAAGTCATTCCATAATTATTTTATTTACAATGGTAAAAGAAAAGTTAATCAGCACAGATACACGATGAACATGGCCAAAGAAATAAGCGAGGATTGGTCAGACATTCTATGGAGTGAAAAATGCAAGGTGTCTATGAAGAATGAACAGGCTCAGGAACAGTTTGACGAATTGATTGAAGATTTAGACTTATACACAGTTATTAATCAATCAATAGAAAAGTCTGGTGCTTTAGGAACAGAAGCAGTTGTAGTCAGCGTTTACGATATAATCCAGAATGAAGATGGAATGTATCTGGATGTATCAGAAGCAAAGACCAGAGTTGATGTTGTCGATATAGATGACATCTATCCATTAAGTTGGAGTAATAAAGAAATAACAGAATGCGCCTTTGGAAGCGTAGAATATATCAAAGGCGAAAGATATGTAGTATTATCAGTACATAAAAAAGTAGATAATGGCAATTATCATATATACAATCATTTGTTTAAAGATAACAATGGCCTATTAACTGAAATGAAAGAAAATGATAACACGATGGATGACTTCGATACCAAGTCAGATGTAAAATGGTTCGCTATATTTAAGCCACTATTAACAAACAACTTGTTTAACAATAATCCATTTGGAATACCACACTATGCCAACGCTATTGATAACATGAAGGCAGTTGATATTGCATTCGATGCATTAAAGACAGAAATTAAGGATGGCAAAAGAAGAATATTTGCCAGAGCAGAACTATTTAACTACGATGAAGGAACGCAAAGAATGGTGTTTGACCCTGAAGATACAACAATCTATCAATTACCTAAGAACGCAGGCAAGGATGATTTAATCCAAAGCGAAAGTGATGATTTAAGAACAGATAAACAAATCAGTACATTAAACACAGCACTTAATATATTAGGTAACAAGGTCGGCTTCGGTGAAAACCATTACCACTTTGACGGAAGCAACTTGTCAACAGCCACAGCAGTTGTAAGTAGTAATAGCAAGTTATTCAGAAGAAAGAAAAAACTAGAGATAGGCTACGAGAGTGCTATCTATGATTTAGTAAATGCTATCTGTTATGCATCCAGCGAGTTCGGTAAATATAACATAGATACTGAAGATATGGTAATACAATTTGACGATAGCATCATCGAGGATAAAGAAGCAGAAGCAAACAGAGCGATGCGTGAAGTAAGTGCAGGATTATTAAGCAAGCCAGAATATCGTATGAAGATATTTGGAGAAACAGACGAGATTGCTAAGCAGAAAATCCAGGAGATAGAACAAGAAACTAAAGATGTCGAAGATTTACTAGGAACTAAAGATACATCCAACGAAGAAGAACCAGAAGAAGATGACGAAGAAAAAGATAAAAAGAAGGATGGTGAAGAATAATGAAGTTAATAGTTAATCCACATAAGATAGAATTAATACAAGAAGAAGCAGTAAACGAAAAAGAAATTGACATCAGCAAATGTGAGTTCGAGTTTGATGAAGAAATAACAGAAGATTATGTAAAAGAAGCATATTTTACTTTAGGTGATAAGACATATAAACAAGTAATAGTAAATAATGAGTGTAGTTTTCCTCAGGAAGTGCTAGTAAGGCCAGCAACAATTGAACTTGGTGTAGTTGCTTATTTAGTAGAGGATGAAGCAGAAATAAAGAGATACAATCCAACACCAGTTTATTTTAAGACAGATTTAGGCTCATTAAAGACAGCACAAAACAGCCAACCAATAACACCAAGCGAGATGGAACAATATGAACAAGCACTCGAAGATGGCTTAAATGAAGTAGCAAATGTTGATATAGATGCATCTAAAGTTGGAGATACTGCAACTATCACAATAACTGATAGAACAGGAACATCAAAATCAGTAGAAATTAGAGATGGTGAAGCAGGAGAGAGAGGCCCTCAAGGTATTCCAGGTCCAGCAGGTGCAACAGGTCCAGCAGGTAGAGATGGTGTTGATGGAACTAATGGACGTGATGGAGTAATACAATATACAGCAGGAAATAATATCACAATAGATGAAAATAATGTTATAAGTGCAACTGGTGGAGATTTAAGTAATTACTATACTAAAGCAGAAACAAATACTTTATTAAATAAAAAAATACCAACATATACGTTTGATGTAACAACTTCATTATCATTTGGTAAAGTAAATCTTAATAGTGATGATAAGGAAACATTAAGTAATATCTTTACTGATGCTTATAGTAAAGGTTATCAAGTAATAAATTTATTATTAACTGGGAATATATCAACTTATAAAATTCAAGC